AAGTTTGTGACCATTAGCTTTGAGCCGCCAAGATACTCAGGGACATCGGGAGCGCCTACAACGTATAGCCTGATATCATCGGTTATATTTTCATGTACAGACAACCACCCGCCGATAACTTCATACGTATACGCTGGTTCAATATCTAATACAGTTTTTACGCAATCGGTATCTGCCGTTCCCTGTACTGTTATTTCGGCGTCTACGTTGTCATAGAATTTTAGCGTAACACCGCCCAGGTCATTGCCTTCATGGTCATCGTTTGCGAGTGAGTTAATCGTCGATGTTTTTAACCCGATATTTCTAAGCTGGTATGTCCAGCCCTTTGGAGCCATCTTTAGCTTATTAAGTAACGAGCCTTCGCCGTCAGTATAAGAAGTATTGGAGATGGGAATGAAGTTAGTCTCGAACTCCTCTTGCTCGCCACCCACCGGAGGGGTTGTGTGCTTAAAGATTGTAGTAGACAATTCAAACGGACCATCAAAGGCTTTAAGCCAATAGGTGTCAGCGACTAAGACATACTGGATAGATACTGACCTGGCAGTTACAAATGCTTTAAATGTGCTCCAATCTACATTCATGTTATTTTCTCGATTGCTACCAAGTAGTAAAGTCTCGCATGTGAGCCAGCCGTTTGTTTTGCCTGAATATCTGCGCTTGTGTCAAAGCACACGGGAAAATTAGGGTAGAATGAAACTGTCTTTTTGTTCGGTTCCCAGTCAAGTCCCATTGTAGAAAATTTTGCAGCGTTGTTTTCAACATCTGCCGCAGTAACAGAAAATACCGTATCTCCGTCCACAAGCAACTTACATTCAACGTCTTTACTGTCAAATGTCATAGCAAAGCCAACAAGTTTACCTGAGCCTGTATATGAATATTGAGAAACAAAAGAATTGGTTAAGTTAACCGTAGAGCTATTTGGCTCATACTTTAGTTTGCTTGAATAACACATGACTGCCGCTGTCACTGGTATGTTTCCAGTGATTTTGGCGTCAACATTTAAACGCCTACGGTCGCCGTCTTCTGTGTACGTGATGACATTGCTTGTCTCAGGCGTGTCTTTATCAATCGCGCCTTTTACAACTAGGTCGTCTACGTTGTCAACATTGTCAGCCACCAGTGTCCTTTAGGAAAAGAGTGAAACTACCCAGCGCTTCGTCGCTGGGTAGCAACTCGTTTTAAACAGAAGTCTTAGATGCCATCGCTTAGGGGGAAAGATATAGAGCATTGTCCGTTGCCGGTAGCATAAAAAAGTTGTGACGCGCCAGCTGCTACGCCGTCAAAAACTATATCCATTTTACCGGATATGTCAAAATCTACCGTATATTGAGCGACATCCGCAGAATTATAAAAATACTTAAGAAGGGTTGAGGTACTGCCGTTGTCTCCCTCAGCGCCTGCACTTAGCCAGATCATTGGTGTCAAAGAAGAACCTAGCGTGTTCATTGACACCTGTGCGCTCGCTAGCGCGGTTCCATTTTTTTTCAAACTTACTTTTACGATCCCTTTTGATGGAGTGTTGGGTGAAGAACAGCTGGATTGGCCAACGTCCCCGATAAAGTTATTTGCCGCACCGTTTACAGTCACCGGGCCATGTGTTTCTATTGTAGCTGCCATGATTTAATTCCTTTCGAAAAGATTAACTTAAAAATTGATCAATGATAAAAGTATACCCCTATTTCTAGGGGTAAGTTAACTAGTTTTTACAATGCTTCTTGAACTGTAACGCGACCACGAAAGTCGGACGCTACGTTTTTGTTTTGACCGTAAACCCGCAACACAGGGTCAGTCATACCAGTAGTGTCGATGTCATCCATGCAAATCATGCGACCACTTTCTTGAAAGTCACCCTCTCCACAAATGATGTCCATAACAGGCGTTTCAACAGGCGTTCCAGCGGGATCGTCTACAATAACAATCTCATAAGTAGTAGAACGGAAATTGGCAAAACTCCATTCAAGGCTTGAAAGCGCTTTGCCCGCTGTCAAAGAAAAGTCAGAACCTACTTGAGTTCTCGATGTGTTACCAGCGGTTAGGGCAAGGTGCCCACCGATACAATTGGCTGATCCCTCGTTTGAAGTTAATAGGTTTCCTGATGCATCCGTCCGTAGATAGATCAAGTTACCAGAGTTGTCTTTGGCTACGAGTGAGGCCGCCGCATTCTTTGCCGCCGCCGCATCGCCTTCCAGAACCTTGCGTCTTGCTACGCCGTTTTCTGTGCCGTCATCTAAGTTGTAAAATAATGGTGTTTTGTCACTCATTTCTTAATCCTCTATGAAAAAATAAAAGTTTGCGTGGCAGTCCTTGCCACAAGTTTTTGAACACCTTCGCTGTTCGTCAACCCCAAACCTTTCTTTAGAGTTATTTATTAAGCCGTGAATTCTCTTGTGGAAATACTCCCACGCGCACAAGCGAGTGGCCCAAAGTTTTTAAATTTCAGAATCAATTCTTGTGTCCCAGTTTTCCCGTATGTATCTATGTTGAAGTCTGGGTCATTGAAAGTTGGGCTTGGTTCGCCCGGATCAGATCCAAAGTGGCGCTCAACAGATTCAGCTCCATTATCATTATAAACTACTTGGAACAAAGCGCCAGTGCGGCAATGGCCAGTGGCGTTCAGCCTTTCATATTTTCTATCTATTTGTAGCGTGATCTTGGCCAGTTCAACAATCGTCGATGATCCCGCAACATCTTCGCCATTGGCGTCAAGCGGTGCGCCTGGATTGAATATTGGAAGCCCTGTTGCCATCAGTTTCCCGCCCTATTTGAAAGATTTCTGATCATGGCCCTGAAGTCTGGCATGTTCATTGACAATGATCCGCCTGGATCTGATTTTCTAGTCGGTGCTATTTCATCATGACCTACAATCCAATCAATTTCAAATTCTCGATTCACATCAAGCTGCCATAGGCAAAAATTTATCAGTGAATGCTCTTGTAGGGTTGTAAACGCATGGTATACCCCAGGCATTTGGTTATCGCTTTTGTCGGCTATCATTCTTCTGTTTTGTAACGATATATATTCGCCGTACCAAGACCGGCCCTCATTCGACAATTTGCCCGCGCAACAAACCTCCATGCCCAATAAATACCGCGACAAACCGCTAGTTCCCAACCAGCTCGACTTGCCGCAATGCCAAGCGGTGTCATTCATGCCTTGGTTTTTGGCGCGATATATTTTGCCATCGGTGTCCATCACGAGGCACCCGAGGCCCTGATCAGCTAGGTTTATTAAGGTGCCTTTTGCCTCTTGCGAGCCGCCATAATGTCCCGCCGTATAGTGAATGACAAGCCCACGCGGTCCTTTGGACGGGGTTATATAGTGCCCCCTTGTCTTGACCTCGATGTTAGTCTCGACGATTTCAGGTTGCGAGTATTTCATGGTTATTCAGAACAATAGTTATGCAATATTTCTAATTGTTTTTTTTCGATGCAAACAAACCGATGCATAAATGTATCGTTGCAGGCGACCTTTGTTTTGTTACGCACGATGCCGCCTTCATCTGGGTTAGTCATCCAAATCTCAGGAGTCCACGGTCCCTTTTTTCCCGCTGTCATCAGACACGCTTGACTTAGCAGGACGCATAATAGTAAACATTTCTTCAAGTCCGTCTCCGTTCCCGCCCTCGGCTTCCTTGAGGGCATTGCGAAATTTCATAAACTTTATGGCCTTCGCCTCGATCTTCCGTTGATCTTTTTCAGCCGTTTCCATGTAGCGCAAAAACGCTATAATAAAATTAATGATAGCCACGGCAAGCTTGATGTAACTCACTTGCTATCTTCCTTGGCCTTAATCGCCTCGGCTTTTTTGATCACGACTTGCTTGGGCATGGAATAGCCAAACTTAGAAATCATAGTTCCCATAAACCAAGCTACCTTGGCAAAGCCGTTGCCAATCATATTATCATATTTGTTTTCTGTTTTGAGGGCTATCTCTGTAAGTCCTGCGCCGATCCCATGAAACAAAAGCTGTAACCCCACAACCCATGCCATAATGGTTGCGATCTTGTCTGCCGATACACCGAACATTGATAACTGTTCCATGTGAAACCTCTATATTGTTTTTTTGTTGCTCATATCGGTTGCCCTTTGGGGCGCATCGATAAAACCGAAAATCTTGCTTAGTTTTCGGTCTATAAATCCCAACTCTTTAACAATAGTCTGAAGCGTTTTCGTTTGTTCGTCTAATCGTGCGTTAATACCAGCTATATCTAGCCTGGCCTGATCAACCCGGTCCTCATTCTTGTTTTGGCGTTCATCCTTTCGAATGAAATATTGCTTGGCAAAAAAGAAAATGAAACCGATGGCCCCGGCCCCGAGGGCTCCGACAATTGCGGCCATTAGTTCCGATGCCTTCATTTTATATCTTCCGTTATTACCGCTGCGGCGAAGACGCAATCGGTGCCATCATGGGTGCGTTTTTGTTCGTTTTTGCAGGTGGCCCAATCTGAGTTATCGAAGTCCCGCTGATATAAGTAGTCGGTACAAAAATCGTCATGGTTATTAGGCAAGCGCCCATTTGGACATTGTTTGAGCCATAGTTCTGCGGCCCCGGTCATTTCTCCGTCCGAGTATAAATGGTATGCCGCTTGATACAATGGGTTGAACGGCTCGCGCTCGGCTTGCGCTTTTAAGAGTTCGAGCCCGTAGTATGAGATGCCGCCGTATTGGGCGCCGATCAATAGCTGCCGCAGTATTTGCAGGTGCGCTTGATAGCCTTTAAGGATTGGCTGTTTGGTGCCTTCGCTATGGGTCTTGGTGCCATTGGCGATATCTTCCAATATTTTAATGGTTGTAGGTGGCAAGATTGTTTTTGATGCCTCAACTTGCACGCCGTCACCCTTGCCGACTTGGCACCCAAGGCCGGTGGTAAGTCTATTTTTATTGCAATATGCTAGAGCTCGTTTGGCCCTAGTGCGATCTTTTTTGACGGCTAGATTTAATAAGAGCCCGGCGTACATGTCTTTTGAGATCGTAGAATCGGCACCATTGGAATGATCAGGCGGGGTAAAACATTGGTGCGTTGGCGACCTAAACCATTGCCCGCCCACTTCAAATGGGTTGAGAGACGGGTATCCGCAAGCTAGATTATGCAGAGCTGTAAACAAAAGCCCGTCACATCTACTGACAGAATACCCCTTGCTCTCGATTTCTTTTCTGGCTAGGTCGCAATAAATATTCTTCCTAATACTAACTTGCTCGACTTCCCAGGACGGCCCGGAAGTTTGAGGCGGGTTGTCGAAGGACTGGCAACCCGCAAGCAAAAATAGTGGGAGAAATTTCATCTTTTATTACCCTTGAACGATCCAAGAACATGCCGGTCGTTCTGTTTTCTTGTTACCATTGAATATAAACAGGGCACTATCCCTAGTGTTTGGCAATTCTTCCTTCCCAACCTGTTCAAATTTTACACGGCCAACAAAGAACCTTATTTCCGTTGGAAGCCACTTGTGAAAATACTTATTCCCGAAACCCATTGCTGGCATTAGCATCATAATCTTGCATCCACGTTTCGCTTGTTCTTGCGCCTTTTGTATCCAATCTCTTATTGGTCTGTACGGTGGGTTTAGCCAAAGCCAGCCATTTAAAGGCCAGTCTAAATTAAGGGCATCAAATTCAGGATAATAAAAACCACTTTCGCACTGGCAGTTAATCTCATCACAAGCCAGATCGAAAACAAAATTAAACTCATCATCCAACGGACAATAAATGTTGCTTGGTGTGATCCAGACCGTACCACCTGTAGATGGATGATTTCTCTCTAAAATAGACACTTAATATCCTTCATTTGACATTACCTGATTAATGTAGAACCGCTGCAATAGTAAACAAGAGCAGATGAAGTGTATGGATCTTGAGCGCGAATCCTTATCTTGTTTCCTGCAATTTCAGCAAAAACAACCGCTCCAACATTTGCTGTATTTGAGTTGGCCGTTACCGAGCATGTACCAAGTACGTCCGTTTGCATTGTCCACAAAGATGCATTTGCACCGCCGAATGAGTCAATATCGCAATGTACAACCTGAGAGGAAGCTGTCGCGTCAAGTGAGGCAGAAAAAGTCCAAAATAATGTTTTGCCTATTTTCGCGTACCTTATTGCGTCAACGATACATGCGTCACAATTTGCAACACAAACCTCGCTTGTGCTTGACTCATCTCCATCATTAGTCGGCCCAGCCAAACCAACAACACCGTCGCCCGCTTGCTCAACACCAATAGCGGGAACAGATCCGATGTTTTTGTACTCCGTTATGGGTATCCTGATATTTCCATAAAAAGTGTCGGAAGCGCCCGGCGTAATAGGCATGGTATTTTGAAAAACCGTACCAGTGTTCGTGCTTTCAGCTATGAAATAAGCCTGTATAGTAGAACCTGACACACTTATTGATACCGGATATCTTAAAAGCCCACTGTCGTAAAGCGTACCTTTTCCCAACCAATCCCTTTGCCCATTTAAAAACTCAGCGTCAAGTGTTACATCGGAAGGCAAAGTAAAAGTCTGAGTAGTAGAACCAGCGCCGGACCATACACCCTTAAACTCTATTTCGAGATACGGTCCATCCCTTCGGCGTCTGGCTGTCCATACCACATTAGTTGTATCACTTGCCCCAGAATCAAAAGACGATGAAATATCTCGCCACGGCCCAACGGTTAGATCGTCAGCCGTTGGTTGGAAAACTAAACTTGTGCCTGCCCATTCTGTGATTGGCGCTATAAACCAGAACCTAAATGTGTCAGCACTTGCCCATGTTGCGGGGAATGCGCCGTCCCAATCGCTACCAGTTGAAGTTGTTCCATCTTCGTCTTGCTTTGCAAAAAATACTTCTGTCCCGCTTGATCTGCTAAGTGTTCTTGCTGAATAAGTTGTTGCCCCGATACTACCTGACGCCTCACCCACTAACACTTGATTCGTTCCGCCAATGCCATCAAAGTTTGGCATTTTGCTGGCATCCATGGTTAAGCCCGTTGGCAAACCGATTTGAATCTGTGCGCTCACAGCTCCCGATAATTTTACCGATCCTTGTACATAAATAGAATCGCCTGTCCTTTTGTAATAGTATTGGGCCGAGGTTGGCGATGAAAATCCTGAGATTGATGGCGTATAGCTTTTCATATCACCAACAACCGCACCATAAAGCGGCACTGTTGTCCCAAGAAAAACCTGATCAAAATGAATCGCTGCCGCGTCGGCAGTTGAGGCAAAGCGCACAAACATGTTACCGGATGACGGGCAAACAAATGTAATATGGCCAGTACCGACATATGACGCTTGAGTTGATAATGTTTTAACTGCCGAGATATAATTTGAGCCGTCATGTACACCAACCGTTAAATTGGCATCGCCATCTTTATAGAAAAAGTTAAGCGTACAAAGCTTGTTTTGTAGTATTTTAAAGCTTGATAATGGTACTGAATCAGAATCTAGTGTCTGAGAAGTCGCGGAAGCGTCCCACTCAAAGGCGCCGGTTCCGAGCCCGACATTTGACGCGCCAACCGTTCGAGAAAAGGTGCCGCCTGATTCCGTCCAATTTGCAGCATTGATTTCTGCACCGGGGTTCTCTACGGTATTGATCCCGCCTTCGCCCGCGCCGCCACCCGATCCAACCGGACGCAAATCAACGCCGTCGTCAAATACAAGGTTAGCCTGGGAAGTGTCATAGTGGACGGTTCCCTCTTTGCGTGTCAAGCCAAGCAAGGTCGCAGAATCAGACTTGCCTACAGTCAGGCGCGATGTGTTGGACGCCGTTCCAAGGTCTATGTCTGAGGCGGTAATTTGGGAGCTCGTTAGCGGGCCGTTGTTTATTTTTAATTGCCCGCTATCGGCCTGAATCGACATGTTCGAGGCGCCGTCATTTGTATCGAATACAATCGTACACGCATCGGCGGTGCCAGGAACGCATAATTTCAGAGTGTCCTCTGTAATCTTAGCCCCAAAAACAACGCCCACCGTTATTGTCAGCAAGAAACCAGCGAGTAACCACTTTAGGCTTTTCATTAAAATATCCCCTTATTGCTTAATAGTTCGGATGATCATTCGCATGGTGCCCGTAGAATTAGAACCCGCGATATCGGATGATGTGTACTTTACCTGACCCGCTGCCGTTACTGTAAATGTTACCAGCGCATCGTCAAAATTGGAATTAAGAGCTATGCGCCAATTGCCAGCAACCGCATCGTATAAAAGACGCATCGAACCAGCTTCATCTAATTCGCTCGATGCCGTATCAGATTGCCGGTGAATGTCATATTCAATGACAGCCGATTTGATGTTGGCACTGTTAAACAATAGTGGCGTTACATTTGTTGCCGTCACCGTATTGTTAACAATCGTAAACGTTTGTTGAGTCCCGCCGAGGCCGATCTTGTTATTGATCGCCGTCAGAAGTTGCGTCAAGTTCGTATTAGTTTGATCAAGCGTTTGCCCGTCGTCTAATACGACTGCGACAATCTCCTCTTGAAGCGCATTCATAATTGTGTCATCAACCGTTGTCGCGGGAATTCCAAGGCTTGGATTTCCAGTCGTAAAAAGGTTTGATCCCGTCGCCCCAGGCGCGTCTACTCGTTTCAAGGTATACCTCCCATTAACTAAACGTAAAAGTTATGCCGCTGTGGGCGGGCTTAAGTCGATAATAAGTACATTGTAATAAATCATTGCCAAAACTAACCAAGGGTTGACCAACCGTATTCTGACCAACCATAAATGACTCAACCGCCGATGCCGGTAAATCAACATTGAAATAAAATAGCCACCCCGGACTTTGTAGACGTTGCCCGACCTGATCTTGACCGGCCTCGAATACATCGCGAGGGTTATCGTAATTGGTTAAATCATCCCTTACAGTAGACCGACCTACTTGAAATGACAAATGATTAGTCACCGTTACATCGAAGCCGTAAAACGCGCCGATTTCTTCGTAAAACGAGGCACTGAGATTGCTTTGAACGGCCAATTTTTGAATGATTTGATCGCGACGTTCCTGTTGAGTGCGAAACTCAGGGGTACATTCATCCGGTATGCCGACCATAGCCTCCCAGTCGTCGAATAATTCGTCGGTCTGAGACGGATCTATTTCTTTGAGCAATTGAATGGCGCGATCGCCAACCCGGCAAAATTCTCCCGCGATGCCCGCTAAAAGTGGGTGTAATCTAACTTGCTCCCACGCCAACCCCTGAGGCAATAGATTTTTTATAAGGGAAGTATATTTTTGCAGGCTAGACGACATCTATACTAATACCCCAAATGTTATTGTTCCAAGCGTAATGATCCCACCCGAGGCCGTCGTGATGTTTGAAGTCGGAAAAATAAGGGCGTGATCCTCTTCTCCATCTGCCACCGATATGGCCTCATCAATTTTAGATAGGGATAGGCCGCCCGAATAAGTTACGGCCTCGGCGATGAGTGCCGGATTAATCGCGCCGCCGACCTGACCCTCACGCGCAAACAAGTCTTCGAGCTCTGCCGTGATATTGTCTTTTACCGTTTGAGTGCTAGGCTTGATGTTAACGGTTATGTTGATGACGTTTGCCACGGGAGCGAAAACTACAGCATCCGCTGTGATTGGTTTTTTGATGTTAACATTTGCTTGGACCTCGGCAACCTTCGCGGGACTTGGAATAATAGGGCTTTCGCCATCTTCCACAAATGAAACGCCCACGCCGCCCTCGCCGTTGAAACCTGCCGCTGGCCAATTCGGTAACACCCAAGCGCGTGTAACGCCGGGCACCTCACGCGCATAGGATAAGTAATCGGTTACGGTGCCGCCCGATGGGGGCGTTCTGATTCGGTCCAACACGCGCCCGCGCAAGGATTCGTCGGTTTCTACATCTTCGGCCTCGGTATTTGTCGCCGTCACGGTTGCGGTACTATCAATTCCAGAAATTGGCGAGGCCAGCGTGACCTCATCGCCGTCGTCTATGTTGCCAGCCGCCCCGGCGACATCGGCGGTGATCGCCACCGAATACACGCCACCCGATACCGTTACCTCGGCGTCGGTCGTATAGGTCACCGCATCTGATCTTAGAAATGTTGTGCCAATAGAGATCGTGGTTGAGTCAACACCCGTACCAGAAATTTGTATGTTAGCAAATGTCGCAGCATTTCTTTGTATGGCATAAATAGCCGCCCATCGCTCAAGATAAACAACCTCGGCTTGATCGGGAAAAATCTGTTTAGATATAAATCTTAGGTGCCCATGCAACACATGAGCTGCCCCTGCAATGGCGATGGCGAATGCTTCCTCGGTTGTGCGCCGCAAGATTGCACTCAGACCCAATGAATCTCTGATGTCGCCTCGGACGCGATCGACGATTGCTTGTAATGTTGGTCGAGTAAAAGCCATAATTATCTCTTAAGTGATTGACCGTCCCAATAGAGTGAATATAAATTTTCTGAGCCGTTCGCCGGTCTTGATATTTTTATGATGATATTGATAGTTGTAGCTAAAACCTGAGTCGATACGTCGATCTTCGAAGCAACCCCGTCCTGTATCATCCAATTCAAGGCTTGCTTGGCCCGGACTTGTAGGGCCGATGCCGTTTCGCCGTTTATTTTCGCCCGACTAAAAGCCCAAATTTTGCTGCCTATTTTGTCGCCGGTTATAGGGAGGAATTCGTCGCCCCACCAACCCCGCTGGGAGTCGGCCCCGTCGGGTAACTCTGATTCTGCTAGGTATCGATCTGTAAACAGGGAGATGAGAACCGCAGTCTCGAGCCCGTCGTCACGCACAAGCTGGCTACCGTCTGAGGTTAGGGCCAGATCGATGCAACCATTAACGATGTTTAATGCTAAATCACCCATTATGAGATCACCCCGCCACTAACAATGGGTGATTTAGCATTAAACATCGTTAATGG